ACCACTTAGGGGTAAAACGCCCTCAAACTCCTCGTCGGGTAACCCGGGATCCAAGATATCCCCATGCATCTCACATAAAGGACATACGACCCCATCGACGTGAACATGTTCCGGTTGGACCTTCTTATCATCGTCCTTTCCTGGTGTCACCACGATTGATAATACTGAAATATGAGGCATATGAACACAACAATCACCAGAACCTTAGTGTATATCTAGATTTTATTCCTCATCCATACACCCCGCGTAAATGTCCTTCTCGGGGTCGACACATCCCATCGTGTGTACATTATCCTCTTCGTTATCTGCATATTCTGTGAAAGCACCCTCGGAATAGTAAAAACATCTATTTTTGTAGAGATTTTCGGGGTGGTCTTTACTTCGATGAGCCCATACAGGATACCCCAAAGTCTTCGCTTGTTGGCGACAATCTTCTTGAGTTCCGTACCCGAATGGTACACCACGGGGGTCGTCTATGTGTACACCCCCTGTTTTATAACCCTTTGCCACAACGATATCTTCGGGTAGAAGTTGGAAATATGTGACGGATAAGTACTTTTCAACTCGCTCAATCTCTGCGGGAGACAGCATGCGATTGTAGAAAATTACCTCCTTCACGGCCCAATCACTCGATTGGCTCGAAGAAGTTTCGCCCATATTTATGGTGATTTGGGGCGTCGTACTGTACACGGATGCATTTTTAACTAGGTTGTCACCAAACACCCTGAACTTGTTGGGTGCATCAGTTCCCTGTATCCAAGCGTGGTCACCGAAAGAGTTAACTTGGTGTGTAAGCCAACTATCATGGTGAGCTACGCCAGTACTTCCATTATGAAACCCTGATAACCAATTATTGTCCGTACCATCAAAAATACGCAACTTCGCGGCACCGTTGTATCGAGCCACCCAAAACATGGTGTAAATACCACCTTCTCCCAAAACTTCCGTGGGGAATTTCAGACCGTCTCCTGTGCTACCGTACACATATGTATCCGTTTTCTTGATATTACCCTTTCTCACAGTCACATCATTACCTTTACCTGATATGTCTCCCCATTTTCGTGAAGTTTCATCAAATGAAGCTACATCATATCTACCTGAAAGACCAGAAATGTCTGCGGGGAATTCACCCACAATCGGTGCTGCTGCCTCGGCTGCCTCGGCTTCAGTCTCTGTCTCTGCCTCTACTACCACGGCTTCAGCCTTTGCATCAAATTCTATCTGTATGAACTGATCAAGGAATCCCATATAGTATGCAATACCCAGACCTATGGAGCTCATGAGTAATAAAAGAACCAATAAGACCACACCACTGGATCCCGAGTTTCGTCTCATATAGTATTGTTATACATTTTTTTTCATATCCTATATTAAATGTATAGACCCATCACAACAGTTCTCATCGAATCTCTTGTCATCGGTATTATGAATCTCGTACTCATCATGGTATTGAATAGATTTAATATCCCACTCATTCCCCTGATTGCTGGTGCCCTTATTCATGTCATTTTTGAATATACCGGTGGAAATAAATGGTGGTGTACACAAACTTATAAAACATGAACTTTATAGAGTATCTAAACGTTCCTCGGAATCCTCTAGCCATCGTATCCTCTTCTCGATAGTCTCCCTGTAAGTGGCCCGGAAGTCATTCTCTAGGGCGACATACGTTTTACACATCTTCCTAAAATCAACTGGATCCATACCGAGTTCTTCAAGGGTATTCTCTCCGGGGGGGATTCCGTATATAGAATAACAGTGCATCTCAACCTTGTCTCTTACATTCTGAGTAATACGTCTAATAGGACCAGCACTTTCATATTCCTTTTGTAAATAATTAAGCTGCCCCTGTATAAAATCACTATCAAACTGCAACGCCTTTTCGAAATAGTGATCGTAAAAGTATTCAAATATGATACCGGATGATTCTGAACCCACAGGAAGTATCCGGAAGTCGTCGTAGTTGAAGAAGTAAACGGGATCGGATCGCCTGTCATATGCCTTCTTCAAGAGATTACACACCTCTAAGTAGTCACCTTCAGCAAACTTGGTAGAATTTCTATCTATAATTTGCATGGCACCCAAAAGGTTGTCCATCTTACTTTTACTTAAATTAATTTGTCTAAGTAACTTAACGAATGTATAAAACGTCCTATGACAAGGGTGAATGTCAGACGGGAATTATTCATATAGGTTATGGGGCTTTTCACCGAGCACACCAAGCTGTATATATAGATGATTATATGGAACAAACCGGAGATCTCCGTTGGGGTATAGTAGCGGTTAATCTCAGGAACGAAGGATTTCGGGAAATTGATGACTACATAGTTAAAACACCTTCATCTTACAGACTCGTTCGATCGCATCTAGATTATATCGATTGGACAAAGAATAGAACGATTGCCAAAGCCATGTTAGCTCTAAATAGTGTGCACCTCGTTACTATCACCGTGACAGAAAGTGGATATGCACCTGGGTCACCGCTCTTCGAGTATCTCGCATGCGGTCTCAGAAATAGACGCACACCCATCACTGTGGCGTGTTGTGACAACATTCGTCAAAATGGCCTTGTTCTCGAAACCCAATTTTTGGCGTATTTGTACCAAACAAATCAACACGAACTAGCGGATTGGGTTCGTGAAAATGTTACGTTTCCCTCATCTATGGTTGACCGAATAACACCTAGAGCGACCAATAAACTTCGTAAAGATGTAGAACATATATTTCCCGGATTTGGTGAAACTGTCGTTCAAACTGAGGACTTTACACAATGGGTCATTGAAGACAATTTCACTTCAGATTTCCCCAATCTCACTAAAGTTGGGGTGACGGTGACAAAGGACATTAAACCTTACGAAGAGACCAAAATTAGGGTATTAAACGGTGGTCATACATCACTCGCATACCTTGGTGCACTTTCTGGTTACACAACTTTCGACGAAGTCATGAATAATGAGACGCATAGACAACACTTTAGGCAACTCCAAAAAGAAGAAATTGTACCCTCCCTAGATATTGATCTCCCCTTTGATATTTATGATTATGTAGACAGTGTCGAAGAGAGGTTTTCGAGTGCCACTAATCTCGACGAACTCGATAGAATCTGTATGGATGGGTTCACAAAATTTCATACATTCGTGGTTCCGTCTCTGCGTGAGTGTCTCAAACAGGGTAAAAGACCCATGCAAATTTACAAGAGCATAGCGGCGTGGTACATCTACTCTAGGAGATTTGCGAGAGGATGTAAGCGAATCAAATACAGTGAACCAAACTGGACCCTTCTAGAACCCCTCTTACGAGAAGGAGCGATAGATCAATTTGTCTCGAATGAGAGGCTTTGGGGGGATATTCCAAAAAAATACATAACATTCACAAGAGATCTAAAGTCTATTCTACTCTCTCAGACGTATGAACGAGAGATTGATTTGCTCGGAGAATACTAAGCACTACGTAGGTCTCTAAATGATTTGGATGTAGATCCCTTCATTAATTTTTCGAGTGTCTCATATTCATCAGTGAGATTATCTATGAGTTGAGCATTTGCGCCGTAGATCCTACCGTCTCGAACTTTGAGTCGTAATCGAAACATCTCAGTGTAAAATATCTTTAGTTTCGTCTCACTCATTTTACCATGTGATTCCATTCTCGTCACGAAGGAGTGTAACTTTTCACACTTCGTAAGGAGAACGTATAGGCGTTCCTTATGAAACGCAACGTCTTTGGGTACCTCAATGTATCTCTTCTCACCACAATCATTCACCGCCTCTATGACCTCCTTATTCATGATTCGTTCGGCGAGACTGGATGAAATAAATTTCGGGGTAAAGAAGTTGACAATCGATCGTATATAACCGGGCATTGCTTCTTTGGTGCTGGAGGCGGTTCAATGGGTACAGTGCAGTATAGAACTTCCTCCCAAATTTTTCGTTGTACGTCAGGGCACAGGGATGCTGTGGCCTGAAGAAAGGCGATTCTTAAATTGTCCGAAGCAACACCCGGTATTCCGAGTGGGTGTTTTGAGTGTACAAAAAGGTCGTTGATGGGGATTGTGAATTCAGTCATATTTACTTTTCTTCAATAGTCTCTACACTTAGGTTTCGTTCGATCGAAAGTTTCTCAAGCTCGATGTCGAGCCAAATGCGGTACGGGGCATCCCAAAGTGCCATCTTGAACCACCTGTAAATATTAACGATGTACGTTGGACCCATACTAGTCGCGGTTTGATAAATTGCTTGGGGGTACATTACTCTCGTGTAGATTCAATTCTTTAAACACATCTACACCGACTATAATTGTAAGTACCACGTTCATTATGATGGTAAATTTCGCGATCGGTGGAATCATATGTTTACAATAAGCATCCTTGTTTTATATCCTTTGTTTTATCAACGCAAGTTGTGACCCAATCAGTTCCAGTTTCGACACGTTCGCCTGTAGCCGTGTAAACCCTGCATGCCTTGGTCATGATTTCATTACCCTCGTCATCCACTGCGGGTACTGAAGCCTTGTAAGCCACAGCTAAAAGACTGTCCCGATCCACATCGTCACCCTGCGCGTTTTTGAGCTCTGCGTCTGGTAACGCATCAAAACACCCTTGGATGCTTGTTTTTGCATTATCCTCATCATCGAGAGCGATGTCAAACTCAGCGAAATTATCTTCACCGAAGTTGCCAGATAAGATGTAACTAGAAACACCAGCATCTTCGAGAGTGACAAGACCCGTAGTAAGTATGGAAGCCACACTCGAGTCAGCGATCATATTATCATCACCGTCATACCCAAAAAATAACTCCATATCATCTTTGTTCATATAAGACATCGCATATACATCACCGATCGATGTGAATTTAATCTTGTAAGGTTTGAGAGATTTGGGTGTGGTAGGCTTTTTTGTCACAAATTTTAAACCAAAGTTGTCATACTTCATGTATTTCTTTTCCCCCTTGGAAAATAAAAAGTATGTGTTAGTCTCACCCTCAACTGGCTCGAGAGTGATCACCATATCATCCGAACGAGTGCCATTTGTGCTGACAGTGAATTTTTTGCCGTCCTTGTCGGGGACGATCACACCAGTAGTTTTAGTACCTTTGACAACAATAAATTTATCGCCAGCGAGGGAGTGGGTGCCACCACCTGCTGGTGTTTCCACATCCGCATCCGCATCCGCATCCGCATCCGCATCCGCAGCCAGCTCAGCCGCCGCAAGCCTTGCAGCATCAGCCTCGGCCTCGGCCTCAGCTAAGTTAATGGCCTGGTTGTTTATGTACCAAAAGGCAACACCCGCGGCCATCGCGATTAAAAGAACAATGAGTATAGTCATAGCATTCATAATTACATTATGTCAAGTTTTTTTTTCGGTCACTATATCAGAATGTCTCCTGAAGATATACCCAAACGGGTTCAATATGTGATTATTGATTCGAACTTTGTGAACGGGACGAATAATGTATTCTCACTCGACCTCACACTCGAATCGAATACGCACGTTGAGGATATGGGTAGAGTACTGGGTGTTAAATTAGTTGACTTTTATATCACACAAGTTGGTGAAAACACTTCAAATCTTAACACCAACGTCGCAAAGTTTGTAGATATCGTCTGCCCCGATGTTCCTAAGGTGGCACAGCTTTTGGATGAGCGTCATGGACAAATCATGGCGAGAATCCCCCTGGAAAGACACTTCACGGGAAGTAATGGGGTCGTATTACGTGATAAACAAGCCAAATTGTTTAATCGCCAACAAAATTACTTCAATCCCGTTTCCATCAAAAAATTAAACTTCAAAATATTCGAACAACAAGATGACGGAGACTACCTTCCACTTCAACCCGATGCGAAATGGTTCATGATTTTAGAGATTACGACCGTGAACGTAAAAGAAAAGCCAAAAAACAGGGAAATACAGATTTTACAGATGCTCGAGAAACTCCTTAAAAAGTTGGATACACTCAACAAAAATGTCCAAAAGTTACCCGATAAACCCCCAGAGGAAAACCCTAAAAAATACTCATTTGGTCTTTTAATGGTCATTTTGGTCTCAATATTGGGTAGTTTCATATGGTGGGTTAATAAAACTTCTGCGTAAAAAGTATGGGAGGTAAAAAGGGTCGTAAGTTTTCACTCTCATCATCTTACGAAGAAAATGACTATTATTTCGAGGGGGATATGGACGGAATCGAACATCCAACTGTAACACCAAAAAGTGAAAATCAGAAAAACTACAACAGAGCTTTGTACAGTATCAGTAAACCGATGGTATTTGCTGTAGGTCCGGCGGGAACGGGTAAGACCATGTTAGCGTGTTACGCCGCCGTAGCTGGATACAACGACAAAACCTTCAAAAAGATAGTTCTAACACGACCCGTTGTATCAGTAGAAGAAGACATAGGATACCTACCAGGAACTTTAGAAGAAAAGATGGATCCGTGGACCAGACCTATAATGGATGTGTTTGGAGAATTTTACAGTCAAAGTGACATACAGTATATGATAAAAGAGAAAATCATAGAGATTTGTCCTTTAGCATATATGAGAGGAAGAACATTCAAACACGCTTTCGTGATTGCTGATGAAATGCAGAATTCAACACCGAATCAAATGAAGATGCTCCTCACGCGCATAGGTGAAGGTTGTAAAATGATAATCACAGGTGACCCCAAACAACATGACCGGAAGTATGAAGACAACGGTCTCAAAGATATTTGTTCGCGTTTAGAAGGAAACCCTCACAAACGTATCGAATGTATAACATTTGACTTTTCGGACATAGAAAGAAGTCAGATCGTGCGGGATATTCTTGAGATTTATGGTGATTCCTCATCGTCATCGAAAGCCAAGTCTCCATAGAGGTCTTCCAACGTTTCGAGAGTCTCTTGCACATCTCTGAGTGAAGACTTTGTGGACCGTAGATTCCACCTCGCGAGTCGCTTGAGCTTAGCCTGACCACGCTTATACTTTGCAATCTGTTCCCGAAGGCGGTGAAGTTCGTCTGTGTCTGGTGGGTTGATAACATACCTGTGCTTTCGAGTGTTCACCCGCTTCTTCATCGGGTCCTTCTCTGCGGTGTTGTAAATACGAAGCGGTGCGATAGCCAACATGTATTTATAACGGGTCTCAGAACTTTATATATATTTAGGCCGAAACGGCAACCTTCTTCTTCGCGGGAACCTTCTTGGGAGCAGTGGTAGCCTTTGGAGCAGCCTCCTTGGAAGTGCACTTGCACTTGCACTCACCGGCAGGACCGGCAGGACCGGCAGGACCGGCAGGACCGGCAGGACCGGCAGGACCGGCAGGACCCCGAGCACCGGTAGGACCGGCGGGCCCCTGGGAACCTGCGCCGCCACCGCCACCGCAGTTATCAATCATCTTGAGAAGAAGGGTATAAAGGCGGGTCTTATCGAGGCGGGTGCGCGTAAGTTCAGCTTCAAGTTCTTTTCGTAAAGCATCCATCGTAGTATATATAAAAGAAAGATTATCTTTATACTAAATGATCGTCATAGGTCCAAATCTGCTCAGTGGAATCGGTCATCACGCACAGAAATATACGAAATTGTTTCTTCCAAACTCCAGTTATCATGTCTTTGGGAATCAACTTCCTGAGAGTGACCATGGTCTCATTTTCATGTTGCCTATACCCGATCACCTGGACTACCTGAAATACGTGAGAACCAGGATTAAGAACTTGGCCTGTATGACCGTATGTGAAACCGAAACCGTCCACGAAGATTACGGACTCATCATGAAAGAGTTTAAAAAGGTTGCAGTTCCCAGTGAGTTCTGTAAAACTGTTCTTTCGAGACAGTTTCCGAATAATGCGTTTTATGTGATCCATGCACATGTCCCTAAACCCAGAGAAAAACCGTATACTTTTTATCATATAGGAAATATCATGGATCCTCGAAAACGTTTCAGGGACATTCTACAAGCGTTCGTCCGTCTCAACGAACCTAATACACGTCTCGTCGTGAAAGCTACTGGAAAACAACCCATACAGATCCAATTTCCCCGGGTTGAAGTCATTAACGACTTACTGGATGATGATGGGATGGATGCTCTCCATAACAGATGTGATTGCTACGTAAACTTTTCACACTCTGAAGGTGTAGGTATGGGTGCGGTGGAGGCAGCACTTCGTGATAAAGCTGTCATCATAACAAACTATGGTGGAGCACCCGAATACGTGAAAACACCGTACACGATCGAATGTGAACTTCAAGAGCTGGAGAAGGACGACTTCCTCTTCAAAAAAGGAATGACTTGGGGTAAGCCAAACTTTGACCAACTCTTGGAGTACATGAGACACGCCTATGATAATCGTGTTCGTCACATGGATCACGAACATACGAAGCAACTCGTGGGTAGGGAGAATGTTTTAAAAGAATTCATCGTGAATGTAATTGGTGGCGAGAACGACGAGACCAATAAAAATGGTACCACTCATGAGTGAATCCCTTTGGGCGATGATCGTCATCACAAGATCATCCACGACTTGAACGCCAGTCGGTTTGGTGACTACACGGGGGATGAGAACACTAAGTGTGATATAAACAGCCATCGCTATTATTACAGGTCTAAGACTCTCTTGGTCTAACATCTTCTTTCTATTAGTCGGTGATTTTAATTTTGCTCACATCAACCTTTGTTCCTAAGGGTGTAGACTTTACACTATGTTTTTTACAGAAGTCACCACATACCGCCCTGAAAGAACACGGCTTTCCAGACATGGTCGTCGCACAGCATATCTTTTTCGTATTTCTCGATTCGTTCACAACCTCTGGGACTTTATCCAGTACGATCATTTTTCTGTCATCCTTCTTCTTCGCGTGCTCTTGATATTTCTTCTTCATTATCCAAGTCGCGTTTGCGAGATGAATGCATTTATCATTTGGTTCACCGATGCGGTACATCTTGACTGCATCGGCGAGGCAACGTTCCCAAAGTTCGTCACGGATGACTTCCATTTTTTATTTCTTGATTTTTACATTTCGATTGTTTCACTTAGGCTTCCCCTCCAATTTCAGCCAAATAAATGTCAACTTCACCGGCAAAATCCGGAAATCGTTCGATCGTCTTTTTTGTAACCATATCCTGTACGTTCGTGATATGCTCTTTGAATTTTTTAACGTCGATACCAGTGGCGTTATGTATTTGTGAATCTGTAGCTATATCGTTAAGCGCGTACAAATAAGCTGCGGCATAATTCGCATGAAGAACTGCGATGACAGGAGATTTGTCCTGTTGTGCAGCAGTCGCGTATCGAGCTGACTGTCTAACCAATTTTTCTATAGCTTTGTTCATGCCACGTGTTTTATTCTGCATCATTAAGAATAAAACGAAGATCGCGGCTATAAAGTAAAGATACATCTCTTAAGGTATCTAAAGAAAAATTATTGCACAACCTAAGTTAGAGATTAGAGTTGTAAAAAAAGTAAGAAGGATGGAATCCGTTCAAAAATTGACCCATATCGAACATGTTCTCAAAAGACCCGACTCCTATGTCGGTCCGGTTGAGTTGGGTACAGAACCTTACTGGATTCTGGATGGTCAAAAGTTTACCAAGAAAAACCTCAAGTACTCACCAGCTTTACTCAAGATTTTTGATGAGATCCTCGTCAATTCCATCGACCGCAACTCACTCCATCCCAAGCATGTCAGTTCCATCTCAGTCGCCATCGACAAAGATTCAGGTGCAGTGACCATCGAGAATAATGGACCGCTCGGCGGGATCTCCGTGAAGATGCATGAAAAAGAGGGTCTCTGGAACCCTGAACTCGTTTTCGGGCATCTCCTCACGAGTACCAACTATGATGACTCTCAAAAAAGGATTGTTGGAGGCAGGAATGGATATGGAGCCAAATTAGCGAATATCTACTCTACTGCGTTTTCGATCGCTATCAAGGACCACGAGACGAACCAGACGTATACCCAATCATGGTCGAAGAACATGACGGTCTGTGACCCCCCAAAAATCAAAAAATATTCAGGTGCTACGTCATCTGTCGCTATCACGTTCACTCCCGAGTGGAAGAGGTTTGGGATGTCCAAAATGGATAATACCATCTACAGTATTTTCCAAAAGAGGGTTTGGGACGCGAACATCTGTACTACCCAAAACTGTAAAGTGAAGTTTAATGGAGAAGTTCTCACCAAACAAACATTCGAGGCGTATGCCAAGATGCATGAGGGTGTCGAAGAAGTCTACTCGGCGAATACCGATCGGTGGTCGGTGTGCATCGGGCCGTCTACCGACGGGATGGAACAGGTTTCATTTGTAAATGGACTCTGTACCAATAAGGGTGGCACACACGTCGATCATGTCGCGAACCTTATCGCGAACGCTATAATCGACGAGATGGCAAAGAAGATTAAGTTGAAACCTCAACAGGTGAAGAATACATTTAACATCTTCGTGAAGGCAACCCTTGAGAACCCAACCTTCTCGAGTCAAGTGAAGTCCGAATGTACCTCAAAGTCTCAAAGTTTTGGAAGTAAGTTTGAACCTCCAAAAACATTCATCAAGAATGTACTCAAGACTGGAATCGCCGAAGAACTCATGGCACTCTCGAAGTTTAAGGAGATGAAGGAACTCGCAAAGTCTGATGGCGCTCGCAAGTCTAAGATTACTGGTATTCCCAAACTTGACGATGCGAACCATGCGGGTACGAAACATTCTGGGAAGTGTACGCTCATCGTGACGGAGGGTGACTCAGCGAAGACCCTCGCAGTCGCCGGTCTCTCCGTGGTTGGTCGTGACCACTACGGCGTTTTCCCGCTCCGTGGTAAGTGTAAGAATGTCAGAGATGTCTCTGTGGCACAACTCACATCTAACCAGGAGTTCAACGATCTCAAGAAGATCTTGGGTCTCCAACAAGGAAAGGAATACAAGGACGTTTCTGAGCTTCGGTATGGTCGTCTGATGATCATGACGGATGCTGATAATGATGGTAGTCATATTAAAGGCTTAATTCTCAATATGATTCACTATTTTTGGCCAAGCCTTCTCAAGCTCAACTTTGTTGTGTCTATGGTGACCCCAATCATCAAAGCTACAAAGGCTTCTCAAACCAAGTCCTTCTACACAGACTCTGCATTCCGTACCTGGTATGGTGATGGGAAACAAGGGTGGAAGATTAAGTACTACAAGGGTTTGGGTACTTCTACGAGTGCCGAGGCGCGTGAGTATTTCAGGAAGATTCAAGACCTCACTGTCAGGTTTGATACGGATGTGATGACCGATGACTCGATCGTCCTCGCCTTTGACAAAAAGAAGGCTGATGCGAGGAAGACTTGGCTTCTCGAGAACACCGTGAAAGATGCTGATCAACTTGAAGTTCCATATGGAAGTGTGAAGCAGTTGGATATTTCAGACTTTGTACACAAGGACCTTGTGAATTTCAGTCTCGCGGATCTCAAGCGGTCCATCGCTCACATGGCCGATGGTCTCAAACCCTCTCAGCGCAAGGTTATGTATTCGTGCTTCAAGAAGAATCTCAAGGATGAGATGAAAGTTGCACAGCTGGCGGCATTCGTGGCTGAAAAGAGTGCGTATCATCACGGTGAAGTTTCTTTGGCGGATACGATCGTAAAGTTGGCGAATGATTACACAGGATCTAACAATATCAATCTTTTGGAGCCTTGTGGTCAGTTTGGAACGAGGCTCATGGGTGGAAAGGATGCGTCTCAGACGAGGTACATCTTCACGAAGCTGACCAAGGAGGCGCGAAAGATCTTTGACCCCAGGGATGACGCGATTCTTAATTATCTCGATGATGATGGTCGCTCAATCGAACCTGACTTCTACATGCCAACTCTCCCCATGGTCCTCGTGAATGGAACTGAAGGTATCGGCACGGGTTTCAGTTGCTATGTACCCCCATTCAAACCAGATGATATCAAAGCAAACATCAAGCGGATGTTGGCTGGTGAAGAGATCGTCCCTATGCGACCCTGGTTCAGGGGTTTCAAGGGGGTTGTTCATAAGGAGGAGGATACATGGATGATGGAAGGTGTTTGGAACTGGTCTGGAAGAAATATCGTGGTGACTGAGCTACCACCAGGTCGATGGACACAGGATTACAAGGAATACCTGGATGGTCTCGTCGAGAAGAAATTGATTGGGGGGTACGTCAACAACTCAACAACAGAAGATGTCCACTTTGAAATTATGGACTATGCGGGCAGAGATCTCCTCAAGGATCTCAAATTGAGGAAGACCTTTCGCGTTTCAAATATGCATCTCTTCCACCCCACGAGGGGTATTCATAAGTACACGAGTCCCGAGGAAATCTTGAAAGATTTTGTGGAACTACGTCTGGATCACTATAAGAAGAGGAAGGCACACCTCATCGACGTACTCGAAAAGAGGGCTGAGATGTGCGATCACAAGTCTAAGTTTGTCTCTATGGTGATTGAGGGGAAGTTGGTGGTCTTCAAGAGAAAGAAACAGGAACTCGAGGAGGAGATGTCCTCGACGTTTCCAAAGATTGATGGAAACTGGGATTACCTCCTCAACACCAAGACGGTGGAGTACACGGAAGAACGTGTCAAGGCACTCATGGAGGAAGCGAAACAGGCGAAGGAGGACCTCGAGAAGATGTTGAAGACGAGCCACATTACCATGTGGAAGAATGATATTAAAAATATGTGAGCAGTAAGTAGATATGGGTGAGGCTGCCAAAATTTCCCTCAAGGCTATTGGAAAGCAGGATACACACCTCCTTTCCAAAGACCCAGAAGATTCGTTCTTTAAATATAATCCAAAAACACATTCCGAGTTTAGAAAGTATCACCGCGTACATAATGTCGTTAATGATGGAAATATCGCCACTTGGCCATTTGCCCAAACTATTAAAGTGCAATTTAACCCAACAAACATGGGTGACTTATTGAGCAACATGTGGTTGAGTATCACCATGCCAGGTTTGACGGATGGAAATTATGCGGATCAATTGGGGCGTCATATTCTCAAGAGTGTAACGATGTTCGTCGATGACATAGAAGTTGAAAAGATACATGATGATTGGGGTATCATATACGATGAACTGTATCTCGAAATTTCAGAGAAAGTGGCGAATAGATTTCTCGTCAACAGAAATATAGGGTTTGATGAGTCGAGTCGAAATGAATCACTTTCGAGGTCGAGTTCAGATCTGGTCATCCCACTTCATTTTTTCTTTTCTCGTAAGTATGCGAGTGATGAATACGCCTCGAATCAACCTAATCGCCCCTACTTTCCCGTGTGTGCGATCCATCGTCAAAAAATTGAATTTGAATTAGAGTTTCATCAGCAAAGCTTCTTCACTAATACCACAGACACTTTGAGTTTGCAGTCATTCAATCTGGTCACCGAAGAGATTACCACGAGTCCCGAGGAGAGGAAATATCTCACTGGTGAGCGCCAAATGCTCGTGACAGACCTCGTGAGAAAACATTCCTCAGCCGTGAGTGATATCGGTTCTGACACCATCGTAAACAATCTCGTACCTAACATCCCCGTGAAGTGTATCCACTGGTTTCTGCGCAACACAAACTTTGAAATTGAAGGTGATGCTGTAGGTTCTTTGGATGTCAACGAACAAAGGCTCTATCAGAATCGGTTCAACTTTTCATCGAACGTGAGTTTTGACGACCAAACGACATTTTTCGATCCTATCATGGCGTCTGCCAGTTTTTACATTAACGGAAACCGATTACCCAACGTCACGAAAACCAATCATAATTATTACAAATATCTCATCCCATTCAGGAATCGCTTGGCCAGGCCTATCAGGAATATTTACACGTATAGTTTCTCGATGAATCCGATAAATGTGGAACCATCGGGGAACTTGGACTTTAGTCAGATACAATCCGACAAAACAAACATAGAGGTGAAATTGGACACGACGGAAGTGGATATTAACGCCAACACATACTCTTTGAATATGTATTACACGGGGTATCAAACGTTCGCATTCGACCGTGGATTCATGTCAGTTGCTTACTAAAAAGTGAGTTCTTGTGACTACTTATGTAATCGATAATATTATTCTTTATACACCATTTGATGAAATTTAACTGCGCCAACGTCGTATGAATTTCATGAGATGTACCTGGAATGGTATACGCAAACTTCTGAGACCGACAAAACGGATCAAATAATTTTTTACTGTATCCATCCAAACTGGACTTATATGCACAGTGAACGGTAAAGAGTTTACCGTCGTTTGTTTTGTATGATGTGTGATTTTTCTTCGCGTAATTCGTGATGAACCATTCCAAGTTTCGCAGTGAAATACCACTCGTCTTATCGAGAATGTTCATCAATTTAGTCCTGTTTTCCTCTTCGTTGTAGAAATTATTTATAGATGTTAGTAGGATACCAGTTTTACTCATTACCAATCATAGTATTCAAATCTATAAGCTCCTTTGAACGTTGACAACCGGGGCAACCCTGAACAAACATTTTTTCGGGACCATGTGTATGGGTAATGTTCCTCGTGATATGTACATGTTCTAAGCGATTATATTGAGCCGCATGATGTCTACAGTACCCATTATTTGTTCCCCTAAATGTACACCTCCGCCCATCATTCTTCGTACCTTTGCAGATCGTTCCCGAGAATATCTCAGGGATATCTTTTAGAAGTAAATCCAGAGAAATCCCATGCTTCTTGGAGATGATGGTGACGTATTCGTTCATGATAGAAACAATACGTTGATTAACCTCCTCCTCGAATAGTTCAATAATCTTGTCATATAGACTCATGTCTTATTACTACTTTGTTCGTAGTTTTTAAATAAGTCTTCAATCGATTCACTTCTCGTGGATGCTTTAATCCTTTCCTTGAGATCTGCAACCTTCCCGGAATCATCGAGACCCAAGCGCTTACACTCTTCCATGAGTTGTTCCTTCTTCATCCCACTCAGAGCGGGACCAGTCTTTTTCTTCTTGGGTTTGTGCTGTTCCAAAATCTCTCCAAATATCTCTTGTTTAGGGTTTTCAAATAAGGGGTCGAGGAGATCGCATACTGGATTCAAAAACTTATTTTCGAAATAATACAAGTAATCAACCGGGATATCATTATCTTCGACGTATTTGGGATCCTCAGACTTTTCAAACGCTTTGGCCTTTGGATCCCCTGTATTCGTGAGAAGGTACGGCACGCGGTCACCCGATTGCGGTTCTGAGCCTGGTTTGCGCTGTCGCATCTTATGAACAACTTGTACGTGCGCTTGATTGATTTCACCTATTCGGTGTCCCGTGA